ATATTTTACTGGTTGGTTGGAACTTTATTTGAAGTAATAATAGAAGTTAGTTTTAGGTAAAATTAAAAAAATACGAAAGAGAGTGATTAAATTTAAAGATTTTATAATAATATTTATAGTTTCATATATTTTAGCAGAATTTAGAACATCTCAAGGTAGAACTGAAAAAAATATAGAGAAAATAAAAAAAGATTTGTATGAGTTAGATTATATCGAAACCCAAAGACTGATAGAAAATCAGAGAGCACTAGATATGCTCTCTGATATAAACAATGGTTTGCCAAAGAAGATAAGATGCAGTAAGTATAGAAATTATCCTTTTAACAGTTATAGGAAGTTTAAAAAATAATTCTTTACTAAAATACTTGACAAATAAATCTAAATCGTTCTCAAACCATTTGACAGGATTAATTATTTGATAGAAATAAATACTTTTTCTTTCTTCATAATATGATAAATTAAAATTAAAAGTTTTAATTATACCGTCTATGAGTTTACGCAATAATTTCTCATCTGACTCTGTAAGATAACCATCATTATGGTTCAGGACAAAATGATTAAATGGTTCTATTTGATGTGAAAAAATAACAATTTTAATACTTTTTGACATTTTCTGATTATAAAAATGTAGGTAATTGGATAAAGTTGTTCTGAGTGAATTTAATTTTTCAGGATTATCAATCCCATTAGTATTAATAAAGTCAACAAACAGGTTATTTAATTCAATTAACTTCAAGTAAGTTTTATTTATTGAATTATAATTTTTAATCGATATTATAAGACCTAAAAACATTAGAATAAGTAAAGTAAATACATAAAACAAAGTAACACCTCCTTTCAGTTGTAAGTTGTTTTGGCGAATAAATTATATCACGAAATAGGAGGATGTGGAATCACAAATAAAGAAAGCGGGGTGAGAGAATGGAAAAAGAAACAAAAAATGAATGGAGACGATTTAAACCAAAAGGGACGGAAGAAGAAATGGAAGAATTAGATCGCCTAATGTCAGAAAAAGAACTAACAAGAGACGATTTAATCTTAATTTTTAAATGTTTAGAGCCTATATGGAAGAATATTTTGTAATCAATCTATCTAAAATATCTTTTAACTCTTCTTTGGAATAAGCGTACAGCATGTCTTGTCTGTCAAGACGATTGTCAGTATTCCAAACATAGATTATGGCTTTGTATGACCCTTTAGAATTTAACCCTGATATTTCAAAATCGTATTTGTCTAATTTAAGGTAAACGCAAGGTTCTTTGTCAACAGTTTTAACAGAATATTCAGGGCCTAAGAATTTCAAAGTTTCATTAAATTTTTTACCCATAATGAAATTAACCTCCTTTCAGTTGTAAGTTGTTTTTATTATACCTTGAAGGGGAAGGGAAGGAAAATCAAAATAAAAGGAAGTGATTAAATGAAAGCATAAATTATCGTCAAGGGACTAAGTAATGAAAAAGCAAACACAAAAAAAATTAAGGGACGGCAATCCCAGGAAGGAAGAAGACTATGGAAGTTTCAGAATCATGGATAAGGAAACAGGCTACAAAATTGCAATTATCAATAAAGGAAGCTGCTGAATTTGTTGGCAAAGGGCAGCAGTATGTGAGAGTAGGATTGCAGACAGGAAGACTTAAATTCGGAACTGCAATCCCAAAATTCAAAGATGAAAAAGATGAACAAGCAAGAAGAAGGGCTGGGAAACACAATTGGGATTATGACATTCAGCGTATTCAAGTTGAAAAGTACGTTGGGATAACATATGAAGAGTTTTTAAAAATGAAATTTGGAGGAATTTAAAATGAAATACGATGCTTTAGTAATGGTAAACAACCAAAACAGGGAAACAAGAAGAAAAATGGAAGAAAGAAAAATTAAGAACAGAATCAAGAAACTTGTAAGGAAGGTTGGCTTATCAAAATGACGGTCAGGGAAAAACTTGAGATAGAAATGGACAAGGAAGAGATTGAGAGATGGGAAGGAAAAAATGCTGACAGTGAAAAATCTGATAAAGATACTGATTCTGATAACAGCAACAGTTCTTATACAGCTGGAAGTGATTAGTGAAAAAGGGCGATGGGTCGCTGGAGGGAATTTAGCATTTCCCGTACTATTGATAATAATACTTTGGTGGCCATCTTATTTTAAAAAATGGAAATAGTAGGAGCAGGTTATGAAACTGAAAAGGAAATTAAAAAAGAAAGAAGAAAAGCAGATACTTATATCAAAGGCAAAAGATTACACAAAATTCTCGACGGATGAAAACGAAAGAGCAAAGGTATTCTCGATGATGGGCTTGTCAAACCTATGTAAGCACTACAGAAATTATTTTAATATTCCTGGAATCACGGATGGAAACATTTTAAGAGGCGATACCAAAATACCAAAATTGAACGAAGAAAATACCTTATGGTGTACCTTTAAACTTGAGGACATCATACAGAGAAGTTTCAGGATTGTGACAAGGCTTGTAAAGGAATATGATTATGAAGAACTGCATAACCCTAATCAGCGTAAGATACAGGACTTTAAGAATGAATTTGTGCGTGCAGAGTTTTCTAAAATGTACCAGAAAGAATTAAAAATTTTAAGAACTAAATTTAGCAAATATTTAAAAACTAGGTACAGAGATACTGAAACTGTGATAAAGCAGATACTTGTAATATTGGCATACTACAATATTTTCAAAATGTTTGTACAGCGGAAACTGAGAGGATTTGATAAGAAAAATAGAATGTACATTAAAACTTTTATTACAAAAACGGACAAGAAGTTTGAAGAAATAAAAGATGTCATTATAGAAGGTGGGGAACCTGACTTCAAAGAGGATATGCTGGAGCTTCTGAAATTTGAGGAGGCTGGGATTAAGATTAAATGGGTTGGGTACAGCAGGAAAACAGCTTTGAAAATGAAAACTTCAAGGAATAGATTAAAAATAGCGGAGGTATAAAATATGATTGGCATTCAAACAGATGAAGACGAACTTTTGATAGACGGAACTATTAAATGTGAATCAGAAGAAGACTACTACATGATACTTGATGAGCTTTACAGGGATAGAAGGGAGGAAATAGAAAATGAGAACTTTGACTAATGTTCCTATAGGAATAAACGGAAAAACCCATTACGCAGATGTTATGGTACGTGGAACTGTTTCAGAAAAGACAGAATGGATTTTGGAAGAGTTTAAAAAGTTGCCGCTTTATCTTCAGGAAAAAATGCTGAAAGATTTGGGAATACTAAAAAAAATGCCGATACTGCAAATATCGACAACATATAGAAACAAACTAAGTAATTATACCACTAAGAAAGGAAAAATGCAATGTGAAAAATTCAGGACTTACAGAAAAACAGATAGAAATGCTAAAAAAGAAGTTTGACAAAGGCTATACACTAACCCAGTTTGCTGAGGACTTGGAACTTACTAAACACAATATAGGGGATTGGGAAGAAGGAGCTTTGACCGAATTAATTGAGGGAGGCGATTATCTAGAATGGCTTGGAAGTAAAGAAGAAATGCACATATATCGTCCAGATATTGAATACGTAGAAGAATTTCTTAGGCGTATTGACTATGAAATAGACGGCTGGGAGCATATAGACTGGAGTGACAGGAAGTCAATCTACAGTAATCTGGAGCATTTAAAAGGGGAGTTCAGGTTAGGAATATTAATGGAAGAGCTGGACAGTCTGGGGATAATTGATGATTATATTTTAGGGAACTTATAGGAGGATAAAAGAAATGGCAGAAAAGTTAAAACTACCAAAAAGACCAGTACTAAGATACGAAAAGGACTATGGCTATCCTATCAGGATTAGAAAAGCGACACATAACTTGCTTGATGTGGTTTCAGATGAAACTGGGTGGAGCAAAGTGGAAGTAATTGCAAGAATGGTTGAATTTGCATTTGACAATATTGAATGGGTAAGTGCTGACGAGTATATAAAAGACGATAAAGGAAGTGCCGAATAGTGGAATTGAATCAAAAAAAACAATTGTCAAATGAAAGAAAAATAGATGAAATTATAAAATTGATGAAGGAGATATTGAACAATGGAATTAAAATTAGTGATTGAAATTGAAGAAGGAAGCAAACCAATAATTAAAGAGTTTTCAAGGGCGTTATTAGCGCTTGGGAATACTACGACAATTACAAATCCTGCTGGAACAGTAGTTGGAAAAATTCAGAAATTTATGCAGTTGACACCCGCAGAAGATGATTATGCTAAACAAGAGATGAAAAATTGGCAGACTAACGATGTAAAAGAAGTTGAAGAGAAAAATGACACTGTGGAAAAGTCTGAGAACATTGTGGAAAAAGCTCAAAAGAAAGTTGAGGAGAAGTCAAAAGCAGAAGCCAAAACTGTAGAAACAGAAACACCTAAAAAAGAAGAAAATGTTCCAGCAGCAGCTGTTCCGACTTTAACACTTGAACAGTTAAGAGCTGGATGTGCTGAAATGTCAAGGCTTGGAAAAGGTGCTGAATTAAGAAGACTTATAAGAGAAGTTTACGAAATACCAAAACTGGATGACTTAGATCCTAAAAACTACGAAAGTTTTGCGGATAATTTAAGAGAGTTAGGAGTAAGAATCTAATGGAAGGAAACCACAAGGATAGAAACCATGCCCTGCTTAGTGCAAGCGGGGCTAGCAGATGGATGAATTGTAACCCGAGTGCGAGGCTTGAGGATATGTTCCCTGATTGTTCAAGCGGGTATGCAGAAGAGGGAACTTTAGCTCATGAAATATCGGAGCTGAAACTGACTAAATACTTAAAACCTATGAACCTTCGTACATTCAACAATAAAATGAAAAAGCTGAAGTCACATAAGCTGTACAAACCTGAAATGGAAAACTACACAGATGTTTATGTGGATAATATAAAGGAGCTTCTGATGTCATTTGATAAGCCAGGTACGGCTGAGATTGAAAAAAAGTTGACTTTAGTGAGTATGTTCCAGAAGGTTTTGGGACTTGCGACTTTGTTACGGTGAATAATGGCACTTTATACATTCGTGATTTGAAGTACGGAAAAGGTGTGCCAGTATCGGCAGAGAACAACCCACAGCTTATGCTTTATTCGCTAGGAGCTTATCTTGAATTTTCACTGTTCAATGACATTGAAAATATAAATATGGGAATTATACAACCGAGACTGGACATCGTAAGCATATTTGAGATTTCAGCAGACGAACTTATGAAATGGGCAGAAAATGAGGTCAAGCCTAACGCTGAAAAAGCATTCAAAGGTGAAGGTGATTTTAAGATTGGGCAATGCACGTTCTGTAAGGCAAGGGCAATATGCAGGGCTAGGGCAGAAGCCAATATGTCGCTTGAAACAGAGATGAAACTTAAAGGGAACATATTAAGCAATGAAGAGATGGGGGGAATTCTTAACAGGGCAAGGGATGTTGTGAAATGGGTTAAGGATATTGAAAACTACTGCCAGCAAGCAATACTTCGAGGAGAGTATGTGCCAGGATGGAAAGTTGTTGAAGGAAGATCAGTAAGAACGTTTTCGGATACCGAGAAGGCGATGGAAGTTCTGAAGGAAAAAGGAGTTGCAGAAGAGCTGATGTATGAAAGAAAAGTGCTTGCGTTGACACAGCTTGAGGGAGTAGTAGGGAAAAAAGATTTCAATGAGTATGTAGGGGATTTCATAATAAAACCTAAAGGTAAACCTACGTTAGTGCCGGAGTCAGATAAAAGGGCTCCGTATGTAAATGATGTAATCAATGCAAGTGATGATTTTATAAATTTAGACAATAATGGAAAGGATGATTAGAATGGAAAATTTAAATGGAACTAGAGTAACAGTAAGAGGGAGATTAAGCTATGTGCATGTATTTAAACCGCATGCATCAGTACCGGGAGCAGAGGAGAAGTATAGCACAACGGTTCTTGTGCCAAAAACTGATGTGAAAACAAAGCAGAAAATAGATGCAGCAATAAAAGCGGCTACAGAGTTAGGAGTATCAGAAAAATGGGGAGGAAAAATGCCAAATACAGTATTTACCCCAATTTGGGACGGAGATGGTGTGAATAATAGTGGAGACCCGTTTGGTCCTGAGTGTAAGGGGCACTGGGTGTTTACAGCCTCCGCAAAAGTTGACTATCCTCCACAAGTAGTTGATAGAAGAGTGCAGCCCATAACAGATCAGAGTGAAATTTACAGTGGATGCTACGCAAATGTGGCGGTTAATTTCTTCCCGTATCTGTTCCAAGGGAAAAAAGGAATAGGCGCAGGATTAGGAAACGTACAGAAAATTAAGGACGGAGAAAGCCTTGCAGGTGGAAGAACTGCCGAACAGGATTTTGATGTTGTCGATGATGAAGATGACGCTTTATATTAATAAAATTTTAGATAATCACGTGGGTTTATCCTGCGTGGTTATTTCAAACTAAGGAAGGATAAAAATCAGATGGATGTATTAAACGTAGATATCGAAACGTTCAGCAGTGTGGATATAGCAAAAGCGGGGCTTTATAAATATGCTCAGAGTGATGATTTTGAAATCCTTCTTTTTGCTTATTCGCTAAACGGCTCTGATGTAAAAGTTGTAGACCTGGCTCAAGGGGAAAAAATCCCCGTTGAAATAATTGAAAGATTAAACGATGGGAAAACTTTATTGCGAGCCTACAATGCCGCATTTGAGTGGTACTGCCTTAATCAGGCTGGATATTCGACATCATTAAATCAGTGGGAGTGCACAATGATTCACGGCTATTATGCAGGCTATCCTGGCGGACTGGAAAAAGTTGGTAAGGCACTAGGATTCAAGGACGATAAGAAAAAATCAGCAACAGGGAAGGCTCTTATAAAATACTTCAGTGTCCCCTGCAAGCCTTCAAAGAGAAATGGCGAGAGAACCAGAAATATGCCGCACCACGAACCTGAAAAATGGCAACTGTATATCGAATATAACAGGCAGGATGTTGTGGCAGAAATGGCAATTGCCGACAAACTGAGAAGCGTCGTTGTTCCTGAATTTGAATGGGACTTGTGGAGAACCGACATAAGAATGAATGCTGATGGAATCAAGATTGACACAGAACTTGTCGATAGTGCCTTGTATGTAAGTAATACCTGGAACGAGCATTTAATGGAAACCGCAAGACAGATAACAAAGCTGGACAACCCAAACAGTACGGCTCAATTGTCAAAATGGTTAAAAGAAAACGGTGTTGAAGTAGAAAACTTACAAAAAGCAACTGTAAAAAAACTGATTAATGAGACTTCAGGGAATGTGAAGAAAGTTCTTGAAATAAGGCAGGAGCTTAGCAAGACAAGTACTAAAAAATATGTGGCAATGAGAGAAGCACTTGGAAACGACGGAAAAGTAAGAGGGCTTTTACAGTTCTACGGAGCTAACCGTACTGGACGCTGGGCTGGAAGGCTTGTCCAGGTTCAGAATCTTCCACGAAATTACTTGGCGGATCTTGACGACGCAAGGGAAATTGTAAAAAGAAGAGATGTTGACACGTTAAGCGTTTTATACAGCAACATACCTGATACTTTGTCACAGCTAATCCGTACAGCTTTTGTTCCGGAGGAAGGGAAGAAGTTTGTAATTGCAGATTTTTCGGCGATAGAAGCAAGAGTGATTGCCTGGCTTGCTGGAGAGCGATGGAGAACTGAAGTGTTCAGGACTCACGGAAAAATTTACGAGGCGTCAGCTTCACAGATGTTCGGAGTTCCAATTGAGACAATCGCAAAAGGCAAAGAAAATTATCATCTGAGACAGAAAGGAAAAATTGCCGAACTTGCATTGGGATATCAAGGTGGGCCAGGTGCATTGACTGCAATGGGTGCGATAGACATGGGGCTTACTCAGGAAGAGCTGCCTGAAATAGTACGGATGTGGCGAAATTCAAACCGCAGAATAGTTGACCTATGGTACAGCCTTGGAAACGCTGCAGTAGATGTAATTGAATCAGGCTCAAGGGTAGCAGTAAAAGACTTGTTATTAAGCAGGGAAGGTGATTTGGCAAATGGTATGGATTTTTTTACCATAACACTTCCAAGTGGGCGTAAATTGTACTATGCTAACCCTGGAACTAGGGAAAACAGTTGGGGATCGCAAGTTATTACTTACAAGTCGAGTAATCAGACAAGCGGAAAATGGGAAACAACAGATACTTATGGCGGGAAATTAACGGAAAATGTGGTTCAGGCTATCGCAAGAGACTGCCTTGCCGTGTCAATAAAAAGATTAACTGAAAAGGGATTTAAAATTGTAATGCACATTCACGATGAGGTGGTCATTGAAACACCTATGGAAACATCTGTAGATGAAGTGTGTGAAATAATGGGGCAGGATATTGAGTGGGCTGAGGGGCTTGTATTAAGGGCTGACGGCTTTGAAACACCGTATTATAAAAAGGATTGATGGTTATGTATTTAAAAGATTTTTTGAAACGGGTGGCTAATCGAGATAAAGTTTGGATAGTGTTAAGTGATTTGGATGAATGTAACGGAATTTTCAACTCTTTAGCCGTAGATTTAAAGAAAAAATTGGAAAGTTTATTCAGATTATCTGTTGTTAATTTTGAAAATGCCAGTATGATGGTAAGGCTGGATTACTCAAATGCTTATAATGATTTCATTGAGATAATTTTTAATGAGAAAGGTTTTGTGATAAATACAGAATTTATATATGAAATTGACAAGTCTGAATTTGAAAAGCTACGTGAAGCAATAAAAATAATAGAAAAGTTTTGGAACAGTTAAAAATATTTGAAAGGAGGAAAAATGACAAATAGGGAAATAGTAATATCCACTGCCGGGAGCAGAAAAGAAACTCACTGGAAAACTGAAAAACTGCTGTGGAGTGAGTTTATTAAAAGGCTTGAAAATCCTACAAGGACAACTGAAACATATGAAAGTTTTATGAAGCTGAGAAAATCACAGCAGGATAACCTGAAAGATGTTGGCGGATTCGTTGCCGGAGAACTGAAAAACGGGAAGAGAAAAAACACAAACTTGTTAAGCCGTTCGTTAATCACCCTGGACCTTGACAACATTCCAAGCGGGAAGACAGCAGAAGTTATGGAAAAAGTCAAAGATTTGAATGTGTCGTATGTGATACATCCCACCCGTAAGCATTCTGAAGCGGCTCCGAGATTAAGAGTTATGTTCCTTACTGACAGGGATATGACACCTGACGAGTATGAACCTGTATCAAGAAAAGTTGCCCAGAGATTAGGGATTGAAATGTGCGACCCTACAACTTTTGAACCTGCAAGGCTGATGTTCTGGCCAAGCTGTTCGCAGGATGTGAACTATAAAATTTATTATAGTTTTAACCTAGAAAATCCACCTGTATCGGTTGACGGTACACTTAATCTATACGATGACTGGAAAAATATGAGTGAGTGGCCACAAGTTCCTGGATCTGAAAAAGTTGCAGAAAGGCTTCTTAAAAAACAGGAAAACCCACTAGAGAAAAGCGGACTGATTGGAGCCTTCTGCAAAACTTTCACGATAGCTGAAGCAGTGGAAAAGTTTATTCCGGAAGAGTATGAGATATCAGATGATGGAAAAAGGATGACCTACACTCAAGGAAGCACATTTGGCGGAGCTATAATATATGACGACGTTTTTGTCTACTCGCACCATGCAACGGATCCTTGTGGCGGAAAACTATGTAATGCTTTCGACATGGTAAGGCTTCATAAATTCTCTGATATGGACGCAGATTCAAAGGAAAGAACACCTACGAGCAAACTGCCTTCATTTACTGAAATGTCGAGACTTGCAAGGGAAATAAAAGAAGTGTCATCAGTATTAAATAAAGAAAGATACGAAAAGGCGGCACAGGATTTTACGACAATTGATGACAAGGATACAGATGTTGAGTGGATGAACCTGCTGACAGAAAATGAGAATGGAAAGTATTTAAAGACTATAAAAAATATAGAAATTGTACTGGAAAACGATATAAATTTAAAAGGAAGGTTTGCAATAGATGAATTTGCAAACAGGGCAATGGTTATGGGAACTACGCCATGGGACAATAGAAATGAAATAAGGCAGTACGAGGAAGTGGATGACAGCGGTTTAAGAAACTATCTTGAAAACAGGTATGGTCTTACCGGAGAAAACAAAGTCAATGATGCACTTCTGCTAGTTTCCCACAAAAGACGATACAACAGTGTAAGGGATTACCTGGAGAGCGTTAAGTGGGATGGAAAGCCTAGAGTAGAAATGCTTCTGAGAGACTATCTCGGTGCGGAGGACAGTATTTATACAAGGAAAGTAATGAAGGTATCTTTGGCGGCTGCAGTTGCGAGAGCCGTTGAAGGCGGAGTCAAGTATGATTACATGCCTATATTTACTGGAAAGCAGGGAATTGGTAAAAGTACATTCTTAGCAAAACTTGGAAAAAACTGGTATTCCGACAGCCTTCAGACTTTTGAGGGCAAGGAAGCTGCTGAAATGATTCAGGGAACATGGATTAATGAACTTGGAGAACTCACAGGATTTAACCGAAGTGAAACTAATTTGATAAAGCAGTTTTTAAGCAAGCAGGACGACATATACCGTAAGGCATACGGAAGGGTTACAGAGAAATATCCAAGAAGATGTGTGTTCTTCGGAACTTCAAATGATTCAGAGTTTCTAAGGGACAGGACAGGGAACAGAAGGTTCTGGCCGGTTGAAGTTGGGATTGTGAAGCCTAAGAAGAGCATTTGGGAAAACCTTGACGATGAAGTTGATCAGATATGGGCGGAAGCCTATATGAATTATATTATCGGAACAGATTTATTTTTAACTGGAGAAGCATTAAAGATAGCGGAACAGAAGCAGGAAGAGCATAAGGTAGTAAATGTTAAAGAGGGAATTATTCTTGAATTTTTGGAAAAGGAAGTGCCAGAAGACTGGCGTCTATGGGATGAAGAGAGAAGAATGCTTTTTCATTCGGGGGCGGATAAATCAGGAATAAAACTGGTTCCTCGCGATACGGTATGTGCTGTTGAGATATTAGTTGAATGCTTTGGAATGAAGAAGGGGTATATAAAAAATTCGGACAGCATGGAGATTAACGGAATAATGGAAAATATGAAAGGGTGGGAACGGATAAAGCACCCTTTAAAATATGGAAGTTATGGGAAGCAAAGAGGGTTTAAAAAGATAAAAATATAGAACGGGCAACAAAGTCTACAAACTTTTTAGAACTTTTTAAAATTAAAGGATTTAAAGAATGAAAACGGCAACAAAGTGGGCAACAAAATGGGAAACAAACTCAAAAATGGCAACAAACTTTTGTTGCCGAAA